CCCCCGCCGTTGTCTACGGTGATTGTCTGGAACACGCGCGGAAACAGCGCCCCGAACCTCCGTTCAATACGGTTCAAGGCGCGAACGGTGCTGATTGCGGTTCTGTCGCGCATTTTCTCTATAATTTCTTTTCGTGATAGGCGTTCCGTCAGCACCAACAGGGCGCACGAACCGTCCTTGCCAGAATATACAGTATCCATTTCCCAATGCCCGAAAGTGATTCTCTGGTTAATCACTTCCGGGCGTTTTTCTATGCTCTCTCCGCGCGGTGCGCGTTTCGTCGTTTTAACTTTATGATATGGACGCTTCCGCTTTGGCTTTTCTGGTAAGTCTTTATTTGTCAGGTTCAGAAACACACCCTTTTCAATGTAACCGTAAAAAGTGCTGACACAAATAGAGGTTTTGAATGTCCGGCCCTCTATCGTTATGTCAGCAAGGGCCGCGGCAGGCGAACGGTCTTCTTCGATGACCTTGCGTTCCAAATAGTCAGCAAGTTCATGGTCGTTTCCGATTTTCAACGGCGCACCTTTCGCCGCAAGATTTTCACGGTATCTTTTTTCTGCTCCGTCCGGGTTATAGCGGTCTTCCATAATCCATGTATCGCCGTCCAGATGCTCCCAACGGGCGCGTTTGATTTCTCTATAAATCGTGCTGACATGAACATGAAGTTCCGCCGCAATCTGCTTCGGCGTATCGCCGCGGTTCAAACCGTATTCGATTTTCCGTCGATCTGTAAGCTGTAAATGACTGAAACAATGCCCCATGCTATAACCTCCCAAAATGCGAAACCCGCCCAAGCTATCAAGCCGGGCGGGTTTTGTTCCTCTTTTCAGCGGTTCCCCGCAAAAAGATTATAACAATATTTTTATACTAACGCAAGTATAAAGAACTATTGCTCATTTTCTGTCAGCCATTCCATAGATACGCCAAGTATCTTCGCAAGCACCGCAAGTTCATAATCGGTCACAAAGCGGGTCCCGATTTCAATTCTGCTTACGCTGTCCCGCTCCATTGTAATTCCTGCAACTTGTAGACGCGCCGCAAGGTCTGTTTGCGTGATATTCAGCCGGGCGCGTGCTTCTTTGACGCGATTTCCGCAAAGGTTCTTTCGTCCCTTGTAGTCGTATATCTTCAACCGCCGATTCCTCCTTTTGTGTTAAAGGTCTGCATTTTTCTTGACTTTAACACAATAAGCGTTGATAATTGTGTTAAAGGTCAGAATCCAGAAAAAGCAATGGTCCCGGCCTTTGAAAATAACGCAAGCCGCCCGGACGCTGGGCGGCAGAACGGAGGATTCCACATGAAAAAGGTTCTATCTCTTGTCCTTGCGGCGGTGCTTGCCGCGTCCCTCTCCGCCTGCGGCGGCGCTCTTGTCGATCTGGACACGCCCAAATCGGAGGAACTGACGGCGCAGTATGATTTTTACCCCGATGCCATGAACACCATTCGGGCGGATATGAAAATCACTCCCGAACAGGCCGATGAAGTCTTTATCATTCTGACTTCCTGCGGCCTTGATGGGAAGATTACAAGCATTTCCGAAAGCAAGGGCGCGTATACCGTCTATTACGGCGGTTCATCCCTCGACGTTGTACTTTCTGACGGTGCGGTTGAAACCGTCTATTCTGGGCGTGATATGCTGTACCCTGAATATCACAAACACAACGTCTTGATGGACTATGACTTAACTGTAAAGGACGTGAAAACTGGTTCCGGCGACAAAATCGGTGAATGCGCCTATATCCGCATTACGAAAGCACAGCTTCAATCCATTACGGAAGAAAACTACAAAGAATTCGTTGAAACCGTCGTCAAGGACAGCGGCTACAACTGGGTTGCAATTCTTTGTGATGACGGCACGGGTATTTGTTTCCCCGGTTCTATGTACTATGTCGGTACATACGGGAAGCAAGATACCGACGGTTCTATTCTTGAAGATTACGGCGCTATCACGCTGGACGAAAACGGCGGCTATACATACGAACAGTTCTGAACAGCAGGAAAGCAAAAGCGACGGGCGCAACGCCCGCCGCTTTCTTTATGCCTTTTCCTGTTCCGCGTCTGCCGCGGCCTGAACCTCTGCCGCGAACTGCTCCGGCGACAGTCCCAACACCGCCGCCGCCCGTTCGTCCATCAGCGATTCGATCATATCGTTTATGCTATCAAACCCGCTTGCCTTTGCCGCTCTCTGATATACGGACTTCTTGCCTTTCTTTACATACGGGTAAATCCTGTCATAGTTTTTGCTGTTGTATTTCCGCTTCGCGTCTGTCGCGGCTTTCCCGCGTGGGTTTCCATATTTGCTTGCCATTGTCACCACTCCTTTACTTGTCCATTTTATCACGCTGTTTATACTAACGCAAGTATAAAAAACGTACAATCTATCGTTAGTATATTTGTGCATCATTCCAGCTTGTATTTATACTAACGTTAGTATATAATCATAATCAGAAAGGGAAACCAAAGCCGCCCGGTTGTCGGGGCGTAGAGTTCGACAACAGCCAACCTTACGGGCTGACACGAAAAGGGGACCGACACGGCATACAATGACACTTCAACTTCTGGTTTTATATATGGGGGTAATCAATATGAAAAAGTTCGAGATCGGCAAGGAATATTTTGACCGTAGCGCCTGCAATCACGATTGCATTTTCACCATCAAGATTATCAAGCGCACCGAAAAGACGGTGACGTTCGAGCGTAACGGCAAGACCCGCCGCGCAAAGCTGTTCTTCGATGAACGCGGCGAATATATCATTCCCGAACGTTATTCTATGGCCCCGGTCTTCCGTGCTGAAAACGAGGTTCAGCCGGAAGAGGAACCCAGCGTCGATGAAGCCGCCGCCGAAACGTCCTGCGGCGTTGAAATCGTCCAGCCCGCCGACGTGAACACCGTTGTTGTTATGGTGGGTCAGCGCGTCGAACGTATCTGCGGCGCTTGCTATCCTCCGCAGGGCGGAACCGTCATCGGCTTTGTTAGCCTGCCTGATACCCGTTTCTTTCACGGCGGCGTTTTCGCTATGGTCCTGTATGACGGCGCAAAGGCTCCTGAACGTGTCCGCCTGTCCGACATTCACCGCCGCGGGTGGCGCTCTCCCGGCGGTTCTCCGTTGGGTGTGTTCGTCGCCTGACGCTTTACCGGGGCGGCGGTTTCCGCCGCTCCCTTTTCGCGCCGCTGTATCTACCGCAACGGCGCAAAATTTTTCTGCTTTTTCGCATTTTCCCTATTGACTTTATACTAACGTTAGTATATAATAAGAGCATAAAGAAAGGGGGTGACAAGGTGAAGAAGAAAAAGAAAAAGCCCACGAAATCGCGGGTCGATGTTCGGACCATCGTAATAACCGCAATCGTGGACTTTCTGGTAGGGCTTGCGTTACTGATAATTGATAAGCTGACGTAAGCCGAAACCCCGTATTCTATGGGCGGGTTCACCGCCCACCCATAGAATACACTTTTTCTTCTGAACTGTCAATCATGCTTGTGAAACTTGCAATATTCCTAATCGCCGCCGCCGTTGTAAAACTCGTTATTTCCGCCGTGATTTATGTTATCCGCAAAAGAAAGGGTGAATGACTATGAAATTCAAAAAGCAATCTAACGTTGCTTTCTTTTCCAAGTATACCCGTGAAGACGGAAAATTCACAATCGAAAGCGTGGACCGCCGCATAAACGGAACCTTTAAGAACGTCTTTGAAGTGACAGACGAAACCGGGAAAGTGATTGATACGCTCCCGCGCTTAAAGGACGCGAAAGCGAAATACGAAAACGCATGACAGGAAACGAAAAAAGCCCGCCGGGGAATGACCCCCGACGGGCTTTCGTTTTTGTCCGAATCGGACGTGTTTAGTTTTCTGCGGGTTCGGTCTGGACGGCCTGTGCTTCGATACCGACAAGCAGGCTTTCCGCGGATGGGGTTTCGATGTAGCCTTTCAAATTCTCGTTTGCGCCCCACGCTTTCTTCGCTTCCTCCAAAGCGGCTTCGATCATTTTTTCAATATCGCTGGACGTGAAAAGCAGTTTCAGCACCGCCGGGATTCGCTGATAAATCCAGTCCGCGACGGCGGCATATTTCAGGGAACCCGTACCGCTTCCGAACTGCTTTTCGGCCTGCGTTACAAGGTTGAAAAGGATTTGCTTCAAAATCTTTGTTTCGCCGCGCTTGATAAGCGCGACAACCAGCGCGAGGAAAGCAACGACGACAAGCACGCTGTCCCAATTCTTCGCAAGGAATGTAAGAACGTTCATTTCTGTTTCTCCTTTCGATCTGTCAACCAATGACGGTACAGCCGGATTCAGGGACCCAGCCCAAACCGTCGATGTGTACGCCGCACTTGCGGCCCGTATAGTAATACTTCACCGTGTACGTTCCGTTCACGGTCTTACCCTGTCCGCCGCCGTTGCTGTCGCGGTACAGCGGGCCGGAATACTTCACCTTTGCACCGACGCGCATTTTCGGCGCGGTCGTACCGCTCCCGACGGCCTGCACGTCCGCCGCATTGACCCAGCCGTAAACGGTAGAACCGCCGCCGGGCTGTTTGATAAGGTGGTAGGGGTGCTTTGCGCCCCTTGCAAGCGCCGTCACCTTTGCCGTTCCCGGCTTGCAGGCCGCGCCGCTTGCCGCCGCCGCGTTGGTGTAATGGGTGTTGCCCGTGAAGCGCACCACGTCGCCCACAGCGAACGCAAGCGTCGCCGGGGTGGTAGTTGTGCCGCTGGGCTTTGTCGTGCTTCCTGCGCCGTCCTGTGCGCCGCCTGCGGTGTCGTAGGTGATATACGGCAACTTCCCGTGCTTCGTCCACTTGCGCCCGTTCATGCCGGAAATAGCGCCAATGTTCAGGCACGCCGTCACCTGCACGCAGTTCTTGAAAGCGGGCGAACATTCGATGACCTTTCCGCCGCCGATGTATACGCCGATATGACCGGGCAACCAGACAGCTTCGCCCGGAACAATGCCGCCGAAATCAGCGGACACGCCGGAACACTTCGTAATCATGGTGTCTGCCCCAAGATCGGGAACGCCGTTGGAAGCATAGGCCGCGCCGCCGTATGGCTTCGCGGCGTTTCCGCTCCAACCCCAAAGAACGCCTTTGATAAGGCATACGCAGTCGAACCCGTAGACGGGCGGGTTCTTATCCGCCGCCGCCCGAATCATCGCCGTTCGCGCGGCCTGCTTGTTGTACCTGTGATTTGTGCAATAGAATGCCGCGTCGCTTTCCCTATCTGCGCCCCCTGCGCTCTCCGTTATGTTCTCGACGCTTTCGTAGTAAGGGAAAACGTCTATCGGCTGGTTGATTTGTCCGGGGATAATCGGTGACGGGTCGTAGTGCATATAGTAGCCGATAGGATTTAATATAAGCGCGTCGGTTTTACCGATCTGCGCCGCGGACATGATAACGACTTTCTGAACCCTCATGTCGCATACTGCGTCCATGATTTCGCGTTGATACGGGGCCTTTGACGTGCGCCATCGCCCCGGCTCTGCCGATGATTCGGAGGACAAGCGGCGGTATTTGTCCGCCCATTGTGAAACGGTCATGTTGGGTGGCGGGGCCAGAACGGAGAAAATGCGGGTGAACAGGTCAACCGTCGCTTTTTTCATCTTCTTTCACCCTTTCCCCGAATGTTGCTTTGAAGTCCGAAAGTTCCATCAACGCTTCGTCGATGTGGTCTTTCAGCAGGGCGAAAATTTCCGCCTTGTCCGTCTTTTTACAAAGGACCGGGGCCAGCTTCGAGGGAATCGCCATAAGCCGGGATTTGAAGTTTACCAGCATATCAGTCATAACGGCTTCGATGTCCTCCGCCGCGTGAAGCTGATTTTCTTTCAACTGCAATTCGTACTCTTCGTTTTTGCGCTTCGCCCGAACCAGCTTCGCCCGCTCCGTGTTGTAATCTATGGTTTCGTCGCCCTCCGGGTTTCGCTTTCGGAGGTAGTTAATATAGCGGTGGTTCGTGTCGATCAGGTCATACAGGCCGGGGCGAACCTCCGCTATCACTTTTTCGTCGCGCAACTGCCGGACACGCCGTTCTGACACGTCCAGAAACCGGGCAATCGCCCGCACGTCGTAAAGTTTCACGGTTTTTCACCCCTCCCAAGCCCTTATTTCTCGAAAAAACACCCCCATACTGAAAAAATCGGCACGGCCCGGAAGCGTTCAAAAAAATTTCGTGGCTAAAAAAACGCCGGGCGTCGCGGACCCGCAGGCCGTAGGCTCCGCCGAAAGAACCTATTTCAAATTTCCGGGTCGCCGCACGGGTCGTCCACTTCGTCGATGATTTCGCCCGTTTCAGGGTCAACGTCGAACGCTCCTGATAGTTTTTGCTTCGCAAGATTATATTTGCGCTCTTCAAGGCGCAGGCGGCGGCTTTCCATCTCATAACCCTTGATAGAATCAAGTAACTTGATGATGCGCCCGTGTATCTTGTTCAGTTCGGCTTCCAGTTTCATAGCGCGATCAAACGCGCTTGCCTTGATGACTGTTTGCATATTGACTTTGTAACTGGATTTCTCCAACTCCATTTGACGGTCTGCCGTGGTATCTTCCAGCGCGGCTATTTCGCGTTGTAATGCGTCCAGTTGCTTTTGCTTTGCCTTTGACGGCGGCTTACCATCCGGGCCGCTGTCAATCTCCCACGTCAGGTCATCACGCTTACGGCGCAGGGTTTCCAGTTTCTCTTGCTGTTGCTCCAAACGCTCCGTACTCTTTGGCGCACGCATTTCAACAACGCGGTCAATATACAGCGCGTCCGGGTCGCCGTTCTCTATCTTTGCAATCTTGCTTTGCAGGTCGGCTTCCTTTGCAATCAGAAGTTGCAATTCAGAAAGCATATTCGTTCCCGTGTCAAGCGTGATACTTTCGATGTATTCGCGCTGTTCGTCCGGGAGGTCCGCAAGGCGAACCGTTGAATATGCGCCGTGGGTTTCCGCGTTTCGGTTCCCGTGTGGAGCGCCTGCACCTGCGGCGTTCTTATTGCCGGGTTGTCCGCCGCGCTTCCGCGGTGGTTTCTGCGCTTCAAGTTCCGCCGCCCAGCTATCAAGGCTTTTCCATTTGCGGACCTGTTCAGGCTTTACGCCGACTTGCTCCGCAACCTGTCGGGCCGTCAGCGTGCCGCCAGAATCAAGCCATATCCGCCGGGCTTTGTCACGTTCCGGGTTTCGCTCTCTTGCCATGCGTCCGCCGCGCCCCCTTTCGTTTGTTTTTCATTTTTCGTTCTGGGCGTTGCCGCGGAAGTGCGTAAAAAACGGGCCATGTTCAAAACATGGTCCGTTTTCAGGCTTCCGGCGGCGTGGAGGAATGCGCCGCCCGTATCGTTGTGTTCACTTTTCACAATGCCAATTATAGCAGGAAAAACGGGCAATAGGTGGCAATCTTATTTTTCCGGGAAAACGTAGCGGGAAATCCGCTTGTTCTGCTCAAAGCGCTTTGCCAATCTATCCAACGCAATGTTTCGGATGTTCCGGCATTGCCGCGGGCTGTAATTTACGCGTTGCGAAAGACGTTCCCATTGAAGCCCGTCTATGTAGAAGCCGTAAATCACCGCTTTTTCGCGGTAGTTCAGGGCGTTCAACTCCGAAAGAATTTCGCCCTTTATTGCGGTTAGCTTTTCGTTTTCCCGACGCATATTTGCGATAGTGTCTGAAACGGACTGCGGGATATTTAGCACGACGCGTTCGACAGGGTTTGAAACCCCACCTTTCCCGTGTGGCATACCGTCGGAATTCACCGCGCCCAACGTATTGCAAAACGTCCTGTTCGGTCCAAAATGACATAGGCTTTGACATGGGACGTTTGGAATCGAAAGAATTGCACCCATATTTCAGCCATGACGATTGACGCTGTTCCGATTCCTCCGTCATCGTTGCAACGATAGGCTTTCGCCCGGTTTCTGCTTCGTACCTATGTGCGGGGCCTTTCTTCATAACGTCACAGCAAAGTTGCGATGTTTCAAAAGGTGCGTCAATCAGGAACTTGTATTTCTTGAAGCGTTCCTTGAACTTACTTTCATTCCCGTGCTTGTCCAGACCGTCCAGCCGATTTATCGCCCATCGTGAACCACGGCGGGCGTAATATATGACTTTTGCCGTTTCTTTGGAAATGACAGGGTAGCCATATTTTGAAAGAACCTGCGGAAACGTCATTGACGGGTGCAGTATTTCAAGTTCAACGGGAATTTTATATTTCGCTTTCAGCCATTCCGCAAAATCCCGAACGAATTTTTGGATTTCCGGGTATTCAAGCCCCGTATTTACGAAAACAAGGCGCAGAGGGTCTTGTCTTTTCGGGCAACTGAACACTTGATACACGCGGGCGGCAAGGTCTGCTAAAACGGTACTGTCTTTGCCACCGCTGAATGAAACGTAAACGTTCCAGTCATAACGGCCCAGCCATTCGATCAGGCGGGTTTGTGTGACTTGAATTTTCCGTTGGAGCGTCCAAGCACGCATGGTTTCTAAATCCTGCTTTGTGTAGCGTGTTTCTTCTTCCATCTGTCCCGCTCCTTTACGCGCCGTGCGTCCAGATTTCTTCAATTTGCTTCCGGCAGTATTCCGGGCCGTTCAAGTTGACCCAATCACTGATAATGGCGCGGTCTTCGTCTTCGCGGTGTTTGTCGATAGCCTTGAAGTTCTCTTGCAGATTGTCGGGGTCAAAGTATTTCACACTGGAACCCGTACCGTGGGCCATAACCACGCGAACAGCAATACAAGCCGCGTCCGCGCAAATTTCGATACGCAGGTTTCCAAACTCCATGAAGTACGCGCCGACGAATGACGTACTTTTCGTCAGGCCGCGTGCGGTCCCGAACTCCTGCATTGCGAGGGTGCGGGCTGTCTTTTCCGTCAGCTTGACCCCGCCGGGGTGCTGTTCCTTTCGGCTCATACCTCCGCCGCCTTTCCGCTCTCCTGTGACAGCCACCAAAGCGGATTGTTCCGCTTGTCCTCATACGGACAAGGGCTACCATCGTCACAACTGACTTTCCCACACCCGGCGCAATACTTCCGCTGGAATGCTTCGTCCCACGGCGCTTCAATGACGGGCAGGCCCCGCAAGAAAGCGCCCAGCGTTTCCGGGTTCTTCGTGATTTCTTCAAAATTGTTCACCGTGGAACCTCCTTTACGAATTGACCGCGGTTTTGCCGCGGCGTTTGAAGTTCTCTTGCACGCGCTGTTGTGCAAGAACGGGGTTGTATGCTCTCCGCTGGTTGCGGTCAAGCCCGCCCGTTTCGCCACGTTTCAACTCCCGGTAGACGGTAGCCGTTGCCATACCCAGCCCATCGGCGATGTCTGCCACCCGGTCGCCGTTCAGGTATCGCGTGGAAATCTCCTTGCGGTCCTGAAAGTCTATGTATCTGTACTGCCGCACCATTTCACCCCGTTTCTATTGTGTTTTAGCTCTGTTTATGGTAAAAAAATAAATGCGATAGAACGCGTACCCGTCATTCGACGTGGTATTTGTTCTTTCGCATTTAATATTACAAGCCGCCTTTTTTGCTTTAATATAAAAATTGACTTGACAAATTGCTTCATTTGGGGTATCCTAAACAAGCACGCACGGCCAGTGATTCACACGGCATAATGGTGACATAGCCAAGTGGTAAGGCAAGGGTCTGCAAAACCCTGATTCCCCGGTTCAAATCCGGGTGTCACCTCCAGAACGAAACCCTGTAACCGCAATGGTTACAGGGTTTTTATCATGCTTGTTTTAAGGCGTTTACCCCATCTTTTACCCCTTACAGAAATTTTACCCCATTTTAGGAGCCGGAAACGGTCTTGATGAACTGCTCCATGCGGCTTGCGCTGTCCTGTTTCATTATTCTACTGCATCTTTGTCGGCGTGTTTGTCTAACATAAGATTGTGAACTGCAAATAATCAAGTTGATTCAGGAGATTAGACGGGAGAAAAAATAGATGCTACACATAACAAGCAACTACGCATTACAGACGAGCGCCACCGGGTCATCGAAGGGGTAGACTGCCTGAATGGTGCCGCCGACCAGTTCCTGCATAGCAGAAAGGGTGTGGTCGATCTCCTGCACCGCAGGCAGTTCCATGGGGCACACCACAAGGACTTGCATTTTTTCTGTGCTGATATGGATTTCCTCCTTCTTCAAAAGAAAAGCGGCAGCGACAGATTCCTCTGCCATTGCCGCAAATGGTGATTTTTATTCTTTTTTTAATGCCAGCGTCCGGGTCTTCAGCAGGGCATTCTCCAACGCCCGATGATCTTCATGCTCCGGCCACCATTGTGGACGCAGGAATCCCAGTACCTCAGCTGCCCATTCATAATCGGCTCGTTCCAGTGCGCCGCCCAGCAGCCCCTGCCGGAATTTCCGATGCCGCTCCCGCACGGCCGGGTCCACGCTGTCCCGTTCCAGATACAGTTCCAGAAAACCGCCGATGACAGCTGCTTCCTCCATCGTGTAAAACATATCCGCCCCTCCCGCAAACAGGGGATATTGTAACACAGACCGCGGAAAATGAACACCTCTTTTTTCACTCCGACTGCCTGTTGCGCGGATACCGCGCCTGTGATACACTGTGCTTACGAACAAAAATATGAGGAGGCGGCTG